GCCTTTCGGTTCATGCACTAATGAGATTGTAAATGCGGAACACCGACTGCAGATAGACGGCAAGAGAGAAATCCGCAACGAACTTCAGAAATTAATACATATAGCACAATACGTAGGATAACATGAGGACAATATCGGAAATCGAAGAGGCTATATGCGTTGCAAAGCGCAAAGTTGACAAGGCTCACAGTTCGTCCGAACTAACCGTGGCCATAAATGAACTTAGCCATCTGAATTTTGAACTGAGTCAGGCGGAGCACTTTAAGGCAAGCGGTAAAGAAAATGCCGAGCGCATGGCACTTGAGGAGATACGTCAATGGGCGAATGGTAGCCATGCTCACCTATCTCAAGCACCCGGTTACGCACGAGGATACAGAGACGGTATCGGTCAAGCTAAGGAAATAGTCTGCGACATACTTGGACGGTATTTCGCAGAAAATTAACAGGGTTAGACCCAAGAGAGGGCAATCCTCCGGTAAGAGAGCCGGGAAAGCCGAAAGGCACAACATTTGAATGCCGCCGGAATTGCAAGCCCGGCGGTACTTTGGGAAGATAGTTCAGTTGGCAGAACAAACGGCGGTAACCAATCCGACTGTATCGTCCTCGGTTCGAGTCCGAGTCTTCCCTCTAAAAAAATAAAGCGATGAAACAACGAGCAGAAAAAATGACCGAGAATGCCGTCAAAGTTCTATTGCAGTCTTTGGAACGGAACTTCAACGACACGGGGACAGTCCTCGACCAGTACGAGGTGACCCATGACGACAGTGAGTGCTGCAATTCCAAAACCTATAGTGCCCTTGTCGCCGGTCATTTCGCCCTCGAAGAAACCATCGTAAAAATCACCCGAATATTAAACAAACCCAATAAGTGAGACTATGAATTGTAAATCTCATCTATCACCCTGCACATGTCAGCTTCGGACCCATCGGACCGACTGTACACGATGTCTGCGAGAGCCTGGGCGTCTTGAGAGACTTTCCGGACTATGTCGTATCCTTCAAGACCTCCCCGGATATAAGCTACATCCATCAGGACTTGTAATTGAAAACGTCGGTGATCTATCGGGGCTTTCTCATGAGAAGATAATGACTGTGTATAATCTAATGGAGCGAGATTTTCTCGCTCGAAACGCCACAGGAAATATTTGGCGAGCCAAGTCTTGCTACCGCCCAGCTTCTCGTCAGGATGGGTTCTGAAAATGTACGGCAGAAGGGATATAAAGTAATTCCGCAATGCCTCATGTTGAGCCTTGAGCATTTCAAATTCGATGTTCATAGCGATTCCATTTGGAAAATAAGCACAAATATAACGAATAAAACCCAATAAGTGAGAAAATGAAAAAGTACATTCCAGTAACCAAGGAAGAGCGCGAGAAACTGGCGAAAATTTTCAAGTGCTCCGAGCGGATGGTATATTTCGCCTTGACTTATGATCCGAAAAGAGGCAAGACAAATCTTGCACGTAAAATCCGTCACACAGCTAAAAAATCCGGCTTCTGTGTTTATGTCGTAGCTAAGGAGATGGAGTGCATGTTTCTCCATGACGGTACGATGGTTCAGATGTTCCCCAATGGAGCGCAGATTGAACTCAGCACCAAGACGGGAATCGGCACTGTCATTTATGACGGTAAGTCGATAGCCGAATACAAGGGGGTGAAACTCTCGGAAATTCCTTCGATACAGGAACGGGCAATGGCTATCTAAGGAGGGCGCGAAAATGATGACTTACCACAACGGCAGATATTGCGTATCGGCACGTGCGCTTATCGATGGCGGAATTATGACTCTTGGCAGTTATAAATATTCCGTTCGTCATAAGAGCATCGAGGTCGTCAAGCGAGGCGGAGGAGCGAAAGGCTCCGGCGCACTGATCGCTGTGGATTCCCTCTCCACTGAGCAGCGGATTCAGGTTGAGGCCCAATTCGGAGGCAAGGCAGCGCACATTGCGGCATGGGTCCGGAGCAACTACACCGAGGATCAGGAGGCAATGGCATTCTTCAACAATCCTCAAAAGACTGGAATCAGCAACCTCTCGATAGCTAAACGACGGGAATATGTTGTCAACGCCTCGGTTCTGAACACTTGCATAAAACTCTATGACAACGCAGCGGCCAGGCAAAGGCTAATGGGCAACAAATACGACTGGACATGTATGACCGGCGTTATCGAGAGCCTGAGAGTCCAGTTCGGCCACACGCTGCCGACCTCGGTTCTCCGCTTCCGCAAGAAGGTCAGCGACTACCGCAAGCGCGGATATGAATCCCTGCTCAGCGGCAAGTTCGGCAACTCAAATGCCCAGATACTCACCGCCGGAGAGGAACGTGTTCTGAAAGGCCTGGCCGTACAGCCCAACCGCCCGTGGAATACCAACGTGCGGGAAATGTACGAGATGTTTGTCTGCGGCGAACTTGACGTGTGGGACCCGGAAACAGGGGAACTGCTCGACCCGGAGAAATGCGCCCGGAAAAAGAACGGAGAACCGTGGGTTCCGAGCGAGGCCACCATCGCCGGTTTCCTGAACCGGCCCGACATCAAGGCGTTTGTCGACCGCTGGCTCAAACCCAACGTGGACTACTACCACGAGGTCATGCCCCACGTTCACCGCCACCGGGGGCAGTATTCTCTCTCGCAGATCACGATGGACGACGTGGACTTGCCGTTCCGCATGAAAGGCAACGAAAGGGTACATGCCTACTATGCCTACGATTCCGTCAGCGAGTGCGTGATAGCTGCTTCTTACGGGCGCAAAAAGGATGAGACTCTTGTGGATGAATGCTTCCGCGAGATGTTCCGGCTGATCAAGCGTCGCCAATGGGGAATGCCGGCCGGTGTCGAAGTCGAGAACCACCTTATGACGCGCCACAAGGACGGACTGCTTGCCGAAGGCGTGGTATTCTCCCGTGTAAGGTTCTGCGCGCCTCAGAATTCCCAGGACAAACAGGCCGAACCGCTCAACGGTGCCAAAAAGCGCAAGATCATCCACAAGAACCACGAGGAGGTCGGCCGCTTCTACGGCAAGGGCAAATGGCGCACTTACCAGAAAAAAGTCAGCGACGACACCAACGCCCTATGGGAAGATAAGAGATACTACACCTTCGAGGAGATGGTGGCCAACGACCGGGCAGACAACCTGGAGTGGAACAACACCCTGCACCCCGATCAAAAGACCTATCCCGGCATGACACGGTGGGAAGTGCTTATATCCAACATCAACCCGAATCTGCGGCCATACGACGAACTGACACTGGCGCGCTATCTCGGCATGAAGGTGGAAACAAGCATCCGCCGGCACTCCACCGTCAAGGTGCGCTACGCCGACTGGTGGCTCAGCACCCCGGAGGTGCTTGGCTGGCTCAAGCCGAACAACTACAAGGTCACTGCCTACTATCTGCCCGATGAGAACGGCGAGGCGCAGGATGTCTATATCTACCAAGGCGACCGCTACCTTGACAAAGTAGAGAAGGTAGAAACCTTCAACCGCGTCATGGTAGAGCAGACAGAAGAGGATAAGGCGAAGTTCGCCCGGCAGATGCAGAAGATAGAGCAGTTCAAGGTCTACCTTGACAGGAACGCCATCACCCGACTTGGAATCGCTCCCCGGAGCAAGGAGCCGGAACCCGACGTTGAAGAAGTGATTCAGATGCCCGTCACAACAGTCAACGATGATGATTTCATGGACGAATACATGCCCGCCATGAGCGCGAAGGAGAGGGCTGCACAGGCATTTTAATGACATTATAACACTGTTAGAATATGATTACAACAGACATCAAAAACAAGATCACCGAGGCGATAAGAGCCAACCGAGGCAATTATCCGAGCGATGCCAAGCATGCCGCCTCCCTCGGTGTCACCACCTCGGTTTACAGTGCCATAAAGAACGGCCAGACCGACCGCGTGCTCAGCGATGCCAACTGGATCAGCATCGCCCGGAAGCTCGGCGTGAGTCTGCGAGGCGAGATAGAATGGAAGATTGCCAGGACTGAAACCTTCGACTTCATCATGACCCAGCTTGAACTGGCGCAGACCGGCAGTCTGAGCGGAATCCTCTGCGATATCCCGAATATCGGCAAGACCTTCACTGCCCGGCACTATGTCAAGACCCATCCCAATGCCGTCTATATCGACTGTTCCCAGGTCAAGACCAAACTGAAATTGGTGCGCAAGATAGCGGCCGAGTTCGGAACCAACAGCCGGGGCCGGTATTCGGATGTCTATGATGACCTCGTGTATTATCTACGCTCGATAGATAATCCGCTGATCATACTCGACGAGGCCGGCGATCTCCAGTATGAAGCCTTCCTCGAACTGAAGGCACTGTGGAACGCCACCGAACGGTGTTGCGCATGGTACATGATGGGGGCCGACGGACTCAAGGAGAAGATCAACCGTTCAATCGAGTGCCGGAAGGTCGGCTACACCGAGATGCTCAGCCGGTACGGTGACCGCTACAGCAAGGTGTCGCCCGACGACGGCAAAGACAGGGCGCGGTTCCTGATGGGGCAGGCACGGGCTGTGGCCAAGCTGAACGCCCCGGCCGGCGTTGATCCGGCTGACATTGCCAGGAGAAGCGGAGGCGGACTCCGGCGAGTATATACCGAAATCGAAAAACTTAAAAGACAATGAGCCATGAGTATGAAAATAACAGCCACGTTCAAGAACGGTCGTCGCCGGGTACTAAAATCACCCACTGACTTCCATGCTATTGACAAAAATCGGAAAGCTATGTTTGTCATGGATAACTGGCAGGTTTATACCGGCTATTCTGACGGAGAGGTAGATGAAGAAGGCGATTTCGGAATATTCGGAACTATACACGGTATTGCGCTGCCTTTTAATAGAATGATAGGATGGTGTTATGAATCAACTAAAAAATAAGAACTATGCTGACAAAAATTGAAATGCAATATATGGACGCGGTAGTTCAGATGAACCGCCGTCAACGAAACCACGAGATAGACTGGGATGAACGTCGCTTTGAACTTACCAAGGCTGCTCTTCAGGTAGCTTTAATGATGCCGTGGCATTTTGATAAGGAAGGAGATCCTACCCCTGAAAAGATTGCGAAGAGGGCTGTTGCAATTGCCGATGCTGCAGTAGCTGAGTTGATGACAACCGAATCCCCCAATAACAATGGCTAAACGAGCCTACAGTCCGAAAGAGGTTCTTGCCAAGACCTACAAGACCCTGCCGTGGGGACCGAAATGGAGTGTCCCCTTCGGGGAGGTGCCGGTGAACGAGACATGGTTCATCAGCGGCGCATCTGCCTCCGGCAAGAGCAGTTTCGTGATGCAGTTGGCAAAGGAACTGTGCAATTACGGAACTGTGCTGTATCTGAGTTACGAGGAAGGTGTCAGCATGTCGTTCCAGGAACGCCTCAAGCGCGAAAAGATGAACGAGGTGCAGGGTCGGTTCCGGACAGTCGTCGGTGACACCTACGATGATCTTGTGGAGAGGCTGCGCCGGCCAAAGAGCGCCAAGTTTGTAATTATCGACAGTTTTCAGGATAGCAAGCTGACTTACGAGGAAGTCGAGGCTCTGATTACCCGGTTCCACCGCAAGGGTTTCATCTTCATTAGCCAGGAGTATAAAGGCCAACCCACAGGCAAGCCTGCGGGAAGAGTGAAATACAAAGCCGGAATCAAAATCCGTGTGTCAGGCTACAAGGCATATTGCCAAGGCCGATTCACCGCCAATCCCGAAGCCTACTATGTGGTGTGGGAAGAAGGAATTTTAAGAACCTCAAACAACATCGGATAATATGAGCAAGAAACGGACAATGATAATCATCGAGCCTGACGGTCGGATTCACAAGGAGGCCTTTATGACCGCTCCAATGGTATGCCCGTATTATAACGGACGCGGCGGCTTCCCAATTGACACGCCTAACGGGTCGGATATTGAAACATGTCCCGACTGCCAAGGCTCCGGCGAGGTTGTGGCAATGGTGGTTATTGACTGGAAACCAAATACAAAACTTAAATAAATCAAATTATGGAAAATGATGTAAATAGCCTGAAAGAGCAGGAACGCCTCACGAGTTGCGCCATGAGTCTGATTTCAGACGCGAAAAAATATGTGGCCGGAATGGAGGCTAACCGCGAAACCGCTCTTGTAAAGACAAAACTTGACGAGGCAAGAATGTGGCTGGAGCAGTATCAAGGAATGGTTGTCATAAAACTGGCACACAAAACATGTGTATAATGACATGAAACAGCAAGTAACTAACTTCGGGCGGTTCTACTCCGCCTTCAACAAACTCACCATACACGGTGAGCGAGATGATACCCGGCGGCAGTTTGTGCTGCAGTACACCGGCGGTCGCACCGACAGTCTCAAGGAGATCACCCGATCCGAATACAACGCCCTCTGTGTCGGCATCGAGGCTCTGACAGGTTCGCATGACGAACTGAAGCGTCGCCGGAGCATAGTTCTCAAGCTGATGCAGGAACTTGATGTCGACACCACCGACTGGGCGCAGATCAATGATTTTTGTCGTCATCCCAGGATTGCCGGGCAGCCATTCGGCAAATTGACCATCGATGACCTTATGGCACTCGCCACCAAGCTCCGCTCGATCAAGCGCAAGGGGTGGCAGCGCAAAAAGGACGAGCCGGCCTCGGCCACTCCGCAACAGCATATAACTTACCTGATCAACCTTGCCGGGAACGGCATGAAATCGTAAAACGACAAACCGACTAATAATATCCTTATGACAGAAAAAGTAGAAATGACAGCCGAAGAGCGTCAGGAATTCGAGGCTTACAGAGCCGAAAAAGAAAAAAAGCTTCGTGAACAGGAACGCAAAGAGCAGCGCAAGCAGTACGCCGACATGGTGGACGAGGAAATCTCCACCACCATCCCGCAGCTCCGCGAGCTGAGCGAACAGATCAAACTGGTCAAGGAAACCATCTTCGGCAACTTCGAGGCAATCCTCAAGATGAAGTCCGAGATTACCGGCGTTGCCCGTGACAATCAGAACAGCCACACGTTCACCAATTCCGACAGCACCCTGCGCGTCATCCTCGGAGTGAACACCATCGATGGCTACCGCGACACTGTAGAGGATGGTATCGCAATGGTAAAGGGCTACATTGAGAGCCTGGCCAAAGACGATGCTACCAAGGCTCTCGTTAATGCCGTGCTCCGTCTTTTGAGCCGCGACGGGCAGGGCAATATAAAGGCCAGCCGAGTGCTTCAGCTCCGCAAAATGGCGGAGGATAGCGGCAATGAGCAGTTCCTCGAGGGTGTGAAAATCATCGAGGAGGCTTACCAGCCTACTATTTCCAAGAAGTTCATCCGCGCCCAGTACAAAAACGACAAGGGCGCATGGTGTTATATCCCTCTCGGCATGACCGATGTCGACTAAAACGTAACGAAAATGGAAAAAGAAATCAAAAGACCGCCACGG